CTTCAGCAGTGAGCTGAATTGTGGTGTCACTCCGACTACGCCGCTGCCTGTCAGCTCAACACTCATTGATACTTCGACACGAGTATTGGCCAGCAACTGCTCCGAAGCGCCGTAATACGGACGCACTGTCTCACGATCAACTACTTCGCTTTGCAGCGGAATAATTTCCAGGTCAAAAACGTGTATGGCATCAAAAGCTCCAGTAGGAGCTGAATCAATGCCATACACGCCCTCAACCTTGGAAAGGATCAGTCGCTTCTTGGTAAGTTGCACCATGATGGCGCTACCGCTGAAGCCACCCTAGGCGAAGACGAGCCTAAACTCGTCATTACCAGCCGTGCTCGGGATCGCCGTGTACGGCAGCGACAGCATGTGAATGCCATCTTGATCCTGATAGCTGGGGTCACCGATGTCCACGCGGGTGGACTGCAGCGCCACGATGTTGCCACCAGTGGTGCCATGGATGAATGAAAGCTCACCCAGGGTGCCGTCAGTCAACGCAGCAGTGAAATAGTCCTTCTGCGCGATGGTCGGTGCCTCGATCACAACCGTGCCAGTGGTGGCGCGATCAGTGATCAGCACTTCCTTGGTGCAGCCCACCAGCTCCCGATACACCGTGCTGTTGCCCAGGTCCATCGAAACAGACTGGAGACAGCCGCTGTAAGCAAGCAGGGTGAAGGCACCACTGTTGCCAGCCTTGAAGATCCGAGGCGTGGCCTGATCGGCGTAGGTGACGCTCGGCGCAGCAGTGTCGGTAGGAGCGTTGTAAACCCCGGTCATCGTGAAGTCGATGGTCGGGATTTCGCCAACAGCAGTGTTGATCGAGAACGTGCCACGGCAACCAGTGAGCTTGTGCAGCACACCGTCAATGTTGTAGTGAAGCGTCACCGAACCAAACGTGGAACTCACCGGGGTGTAAACCACGTGAGCGTCAATGCTGTAAACGCTGGTGCTATCCAGAGTCACCGCAGCGCCAATGGAACGCAGCGTGGCGACCTTGGTCGAGCCAACGTAATCGGTGATCAAGAACACCGAGCCAACACCAAGACCAGAAGTGATGCGAATCACTTGGCCGTTGTAAAAGTCGTTGTTGGAGCTAGCGCCAGCAGCCAGCGTGATGGTGTTGGAGCCACCAGCAGTGGCAGTGCCAGTCACAGCAGGCGAAACAGTCGTCTCAGCCAAAGCACATGCCTTGAGCACCTTGCCAAAGCGTGGTGCAGTGCCAGCAGTGCCACTGCCAGCCAGTTCCACGCTGAAGGTGCATTCAACGCGAGTGTTGGCGAGCAATTGCTCGGATGCACCCAGATAGGGTCGCACCAAGTCGCGGTTGACCACATCACTCTGCTGAGGAGTGATGTTCAGATCCCGCACCAAAATGGCATCAGCGCCATCGGGCGAAGGGTCAACCCCGTAGCTGGACTCCGTCTCCGCCAGAATCAGGCGTTTGCGTGTCAGAAGTGGCATCGGAAATTACCTCTTGGATTTCAGGTTCCCCCGCCATTCCTGGTGGGAGTGTGCGTTGCACCAAGGTGCGAACGCCGGTCTCGGAGTCAAGGATGTACGAGCCACCTTGCCCTTGGTACGCATCTACAACAATAGGTTGAGGTGCTTGGTACTCCTTGCGTTGACGTGATGTCATGCTGTGAGATCCGCGACTTGCGTGCGATAAAGCACGTCGTACTCACAAGAGATTACTCCGGCAGGCTGATCAGCCTCGACCATGTTGAAAGTCGTCAGTGCTGGCTGGATGTCAATTGCCAATCCGCCCAATGTCAGATCAGCCATTAACTTGCTGTGCATATCCACAATCGTTGGATCAGCAAGTTGATCTGGCACATTGCCACGAACGATCACTACCACCCGAACGCGCATGGTCGCATCCAGCTTTGGCAGGCTGGTGTTCTGCTCATACGTGATCGTTGCCGGCTCAATCACAATCGCAGGCGTTTCAGCCCTCGCCATTGCTTCAACACGACTACGCCAGATCCGTGTACCAGCGCCTGCTGTTCCTTGCAATGCGGTGTAAATCGCTGCGAGGATTTGCTCTCGTTTACTTGCCATTGATGAATCCCGGCGGACCTGGGTCGCAACCCTTAGTCAGTATCGCAACAGCACGCTTGTAGTAGTAGCAGTCCGTTTTACCTGCACGCTCTAAGGCTTCCTTCACCTTGGCCCAGTTGGCGCGGGTGTCGGCATCCATTACGCAACCTCAACAGCCACAAGCCGAGCCCGGCCAAGAGTGATGTCCACATTGCTGCTGTGGTTGGCAATGAACAGCGCCACCTCGTCGCCAGCAGCCATGCTGATGATCCAATTGGTAACCAGCTTGGCTTCCTCCGCGCCGGAACCTGTAAAAGCGCGGCACTCGGTTTGATCTATGGCAGTGCCATTCTTAGCCAGCTTGATGCCGAGGATCTTGTTGTTGCCGCTGGCGGTCTTGGCGTCGATGCTGCCGTAGATCTGCATCAGCTTGGTGCTGCCGCTAGTGTTCTTCACCGCAAATGCGTTGGTGGTGCCAAGCGTCATGCCGTTGGCTGTGGTGCTGTCAAAGGTGCCAGTGAGCCCAGTGGAGACATAGACGCCTTGAGTGGTGATCGTGATGGTGCCGGCGTCCATCTTGCTGACCTGGCCGCGCACCACCGAACCCACTGCTGTTAAGTAATAAGACAATGCAGACCAAGCGCTGCTGCCATTACCGACCTTGAAGTTGCGGGTGTCAGTCTCGATGCCAACCTCCCCCAGCAAAAGCACGGGATTCGCTGCTGTCCATCCAGCGGCTGTATCACGCCGAAGCCGAAGTCGTGCTGTGCTGCTCATGCCGCCCCGCTGTCAAATACGTTCTCATCAGCGTAAACGGTACTTGCGCCACCACCGTCAACAACAGAGTCGAGCTGCACCACGGGTGCTACCGGAATATCGCTATCAGCATCATCACCATTGATCGGCGTGAAACTCGTCTGATATGGCGTCTCAACAGAACGCTGAAGCATCAACTCGACAAACTTGCCGTCATCCATAAATTGCACATTCCGCACCGTGTAAGCCGCGCCATTGACCGAAACCTGCGAGCCGTTCAAGAGATCGCCAAAGTCAGATGCCTTTGCTGTCACCTTGTAGTCCGTAGTCAAGATCACGCCATCAGCGATGATCTCGCTTGGCATATCAAAGATGCCAATGCCGCTTACATCGCCTGCCGTTACTGGCACGCCGAAATCGGCCAAAAACAGATCCAGGTCTTCGCTGAATGCCATGACTACATGGTAGCGGCCTCGCTATTGTTCAGCCACCAGTGGCGTGGCAATGCTTTCAACCAAGTACCGCCTACGTCTACAGGCAATCTGTGCCCGCATTGCAGCGCAGCAACCAGTCGAGCTGCAAGATCGCATCTGGGCAAACAAGCTTGGCGAGGTCAATCGCACTGCAGCCTCAATGCTGCGGCAAGCGCAACGCCGAGCGCAAAACCCTGAAATGCACGAAGGAAGCCTTGATGACTTCCTCAATCAACTTGACATCGGAGGAGTTGGCGACGAAGCCAAGGGCATTCGTCGTTTCAACAGCCCAGATGAAATCGCAGACTTCTTTCGGCAAGACAAACCTGAGGACTGGCGGCAGCGAGACTGATCAGAATTCGCAGGCGATGGTGTCGCCGCTTTCCATCAACAAGTAGTCACCATTTTCCAGCTGGAAATGGCTGACGACTATCAGCGTCAAGTTGTAGATCATGTCAAGAGCGCCAGGGCCTAAAAGCCCACGGCCACGCAGCAGATCTTCCATGTCACATCGTCCCCACCTTGCAGCCAACCGTTGGCGTGCCGCCAGTAATAGACACCAGCCTCAGTCTTACGAATGACACAGGTGCCATCAGGTAATACGCGGTCGTGCCATTCGCTGAAAGTGTCGTATCGGTATTCGTGGCGTTCAGGTTGAAATAATTCGTGCCATCCAGGCTCCCCTCAAGCCGAATAACGACACTCGTTCCCACATCAGCCAACGTCACCTGAAAGGTCAGTGTTGCGCCAGTTGTCGCCTGAGCAGTGGTGACACCAGCTCCACTCAGCGAGCCAAGGTCAGCAACGTCAAAAATGCTGTTATACCCAAAAGGCACATGCGTCATGTCATCCTCTTTGCTACCAACAGCCTACCAATGGAAAGCCCCACCCCACTTGAGTGGGATGGGGCAATCAATCACTCAAGATCAGGCGTACTTCAGCACGGCAACAGCATTGACGCTATAGACATGAGTCGAGGTGTCCACAGTGGACACAGCCTTGATCCAGCGCTTGGCAACACCCTTGGGGAACACCAGGAACTGCTTAGAGGCAGTGGTGCTCACCTGAGCGAAGGCAACAGTGCCGGAAGCCTGCTCAACGCCACCACGGCTGAACACAGTGGTGATGTCGGTGTAATCTCCTGACTCAGTGTCAGAAGACTGCAGCTTCACGTTCAGGGTGGAAGTACCACCGTTGGCGACATCAAGAATTACGACGACATCGCCTTCGTAGTTCTTCATGTCAACGGCAGTGCCGTTAAGAGCGCTGGTGCGGCTTGCGGTAGGCGCAAACGCAACATGAGACAGTTTTTCCAGACCAGTAGAAAGAATGGCCATGATTTACTCCTTGGAGGAACGGGGTTTGCGGGTACGTCGCATGGACGCATTTTCCACGACCTCCACAACTTCTTCAGGAGCAAGCTCCTCTTCAGTTTGGAGTGTGGTCTCCACTGGCTCAAGCACAGGCTCAAGCTCAGTGGCAACTTCAGGCGCGATCTCAACAGGTGCGGTTTCTGCTGACAGCCCCTCCACCACCGCAGCGGCTTTATTGGAGCTGATCAGCAGAAAGGCATCATTTGCCTCCAGATCAAGGATGGAGCCCACCTCGGCGGGCTCTCCTTTGATCATTACGCCTCGCAGGATCTCAACCTTCATGATGATCAGGTGCCGTAGCAGAAGGCGCCGGGCTGCTTAACAGCCACGTCGAGGTCTTGATGGGCAATCACGCGCACGGTGCCAGCAGTGGCCCCAGCGTAGGGATCAACCATCAGGTCCAGACCGGACCACATGCCCATCACCATCTGGCTGAAGTCACCGAACAGAGCATCGTTGCTCAGCAGTTGGTTGGAGACGATCACCGGATAACCGTTGACCTCGTTGTTCTCCCACACAAAGGAAGCCTCGGTGCCGGCCTTGCTGGTGGACTTCAGGAGGCCACGAGCGGTGGCGTTCATGATGTACCGCAGCGAACCCACGTCAGCGTTAGCAACGGCAACGTCGGTCTCCATCGCAATCAGCTGCACAAAGGTGCCAGCGTTGGTCAGGGTCTCAGTGCCGATGCCAGTCGTGTTGATCAGACCCAGGGGCTGGTTGGTGGAGCCAGTGCCGTACATGGCAGCACGGTCAACTTCCAGAGCGATCACACGAGCCAAGTCGTTGCGGATCATGCCCTCAACGTCGATGCTCGACTGGAGCAGCAGACGACGGCTGTAGTCCACAAAAGCGGCCACAGTCTTGGGGGTCATGTTGACCTGATCAATCGCTTGCTGCGATTCGGTCGGAGCAACGTTCTCACCCACCCAGTAAGCAGTGGCGGCGCTGGTCTGACGGGGGATCGAGATGTTCCCCTGCAGGCCGGTCAGCATGGTGACGCCAGCCTGGGCCAGTGCCAGACGGTTGCGGAGCAGATCAATGAAGCTGCCAGCAAGCAGTTCATCAGCCACCAAGTTGCCGCCGGAAGCGGGGATGTCCACCACCAGATCACGACGCAGCACCTCGTTCGGCACCACGATGCCGTTTGAAGAGCGCTCGTACTTGGAAGCGGCAGCCTTACCAACCTCAATCTCAAATTCAGCAGAGCGACGGGCGCTTGCATCACCAGGATTGGCCAGGTAGTTCAGAGCCTTGATGAAGCTGAAGCGCTTCACCTCTTTCTTGTCCAGACCCAGATCGTTCTGAGTCATGTCTTGAGAGCGAATAGGTTGTTCCATGGGGGCTTGGCCGAGTTTGTCGAGGACAGAAGCACGCGCTTCATCGAGGGTGCGACCACCATCGATCAATTCGCGGGCCAGATCTTGCAGCTGGTGCTTTTCGCCCAGTGCGGTGATGGCGGCGATACGGCTCCGCTCGGCCTCGACGGCCTTGGACCGGATCACCTCCACATCAGGGGTGTTGTTCTCCATTTGAACCTCAGGTTCGGGTGATGCGGCGGAGGCCGCTTGACTGCGCACTTCCTCCTGAATGGATTCAGTGACTTCAGTTTCGATCTTAGTCTCCTCGGGTTGCATAGTTTGCTCCGGAATGAGTGAACGTCCTACGCCCACCGTCGGATCGGCGGGAATAGAAACAACGCTGATTTCATAAGGAGACCAGCTCGTGGCGACCATTGCGCCGTCGCGCTCTTGCATTTCATCAATTGAATAGCCGAAGCTCACGCCACGCAAAATGCCATCGCGCACGTCATCAAGGATCTCCTGAGCGGCCTTGCTGCGGCTGAAACGCACTTTTGCGTAACCACGCCTCTTCTGACCGTCAACCCAAGCGCGTTCGACCACGCCCAGTACGCGATCAGGATCGTGGTTAAACAGAAGTGGTGCGCCATCGTTCAACCGCTCAAGGACTGCTGCATCCATTTCATGGCTCAGCACTTCCTTTCCGAAATACCGCTCAACCGGATACTCCGAGCTGAACGGGAATTCCATCACCCGCTCTTCAATAGAACGAAACTGAGTGGCCTCAGTACGTTGATACTTGCCGGTGTAGTCCCGCTTGTCATCCATAGACCTCAATGCCTCAATTTTGGTCAGCGTACTGAAGCGATGACCAACAAGGGTCTCCGTTTCTTGCCATTCATTATCGCTGTCCTGCCTATAGATACGAATCAATGCCGCTGGATCTTCAGCCGTTGCATTGATGCTGAAGCTGCTTTCGGGCACACCCAACACCCCCTCACGCATCACATGCTCGATACGGCCTCGTGCCGTACCGCCTGAGCTATTCCATGACACAAAATCACCTTCCTTCAGTGCATCAGGCGCTGCACGCAACTCACGCTCGCCTGTTGCCTCCTCAAATTCAATTGGCTCATAGTCACGGTCACTGAGCCATTTGCGGGCTTCAGCAGCCGTGAACTGGCTCAAACGGAAACGGATCGCCTGCAGTTCAGCGCCTTCCTCTCCTTCCTTGATGCCAAAAATGAAGTCCACACCTTCACCAGCCGCATCGTTACGGCGACGAAAGCTGTCGTACTGCCCAGGATCACGCAATCGAGCAGCATGTTCATTGGGATAGGGGCGTTCTTCGTTCATGATGCGATCCATCTTTGCAACAAGGCTATCTGCCCAAGCTTTACCAGGATCACCACCCCATGCTGCCCATGCCACCCTGCCGGGCGATGGATAACCCTCTTCACCAGGACTGAAGCCTTGACCTTGCTTGTCAACTTCATGACGAGCAAACCATGCACTCATCGTCACGATCGTCTCATCACTCAATTCTTCACCACTGAGAATCTGCCCAGCACGCCGCGCAGCAACCTCAGTGCCACCCTTACGGCCCTGTTCCTTCCACTCCCGATAACGACGCGCTTCCTCGCGCATCCCTTCAGTTGGCATTGCGCTCATGGTTGCTCCTCAACAGCAGGTGGTGGTGGTGGTGCCACCGCACCAAGCAAGTCCTTGTCCAAGGTGACGCCCGCCGCATCGGCAACACTCTGCTCACGAGCAAGCTCCGCCACGTTGTCGTCAAAGTCACCGCCACCAGATTGCGCAATGATCTGCGCCTTAGTCATGTAACCAGCTTGCTCAGCTTCACGGTATGCCTTGACCTCCTTGAGCGGATCAACCCAGCTCCATCCACGGGTCAGCCACTTGGGATTGTCGTACCGCTCAGGGCGCAGCTCATAATCCTGAAATGGCAGCTCACCGGCCAACACCGCAAGGTTCAGCCACTCGCGGTAGATCCGCATGTGAAAATTCTCAATCAAATAGTTCTGCACTACCCGCCAATGCTCACGATCCTCCAGCAACGACAGCCTGCTGCTTGAGTAATTGGTTTCCGAGAAATCCCTGCTCAGGGTCTCATAAGAGCAACCAAAGCCTGATGCGAATCGCCGCACCTTGTTGCGGACAAACATGTCAAACTGCTGATCCGGTGAGTCAATGTTTGGCACAGTCACGTTCTCGCCTGGCGCCAGATATTTGAACGTTCCAGGCTCAAACTCGCTGATCCGTTGGTTGTTCTCGATGTCGTCTGGCGTTAGCTCACCTTCATTATTTGTAATGAATCCCATCAAGCTGGCGCCCGCACGAGCACGAATCACCGCTGCCTCTTCATATCCTTGCAGTTGATGGGCATCGGCCATCACTGCATGGAACCAAGGCACTCCACGGTTCTGTCCAGGCCTTTCTGGCAGGAACAGGTGAATGACATCCTCAGCAGGCAGGAACACATGCTTCTCGTTCCGCTGCTTGCCGTTCTGGAACCAGTAATCACCTGGATGCCGCGTCAGCATCGCGTACCGCACTGGGCGGCCCCATTCATTCACTTCAACGCCATTGCGCCACTCATTACCCGCAGCAAGCGTTCCGCCTTGATACTCCTCATCAAGCATGTCGGACTCAAGAATCTGCAGCGCCAGTGGCACACTTGACCCGCCAAATGAACGCCGCACGATCCGAAACAGTGCTTCACCACTCTCCGGCAAGGCCCCAGTGGCGAGCCATTCCAAATCGTGGAAGCTATACCGCCCAGCCACATCGCAATGCTCCTTACGGCACCACGTCTTCCACTTGCCCTCAATCAACTTGTTGATTCGCTCGTCACGACGGTTGCCGCGCAGCAGCATCACCTGCGCCTGCAGTGCTACCCCAGTGCCTACAACGTTGATCTGGGTTGTGCGCTTCGCTTGCTTTGCATATGGATTGTTCCGCACCATCTCGCGGGAACGATCCCGCAATTTCCGCAGACTGGTGCGAATCTCAGCGTCCGCGCTGGTTTGCGTTGCCAACCAGTCAGCAGTCAGTCGGCTGATAATTGCGCCTTGATACGTTCGCTTTAGCTTGCGTGGTGCCGCCTGTGCCAATGGCGCAGCCTTGGACTTGCCAAAACCAAGAGCATGACTGATGCGGTCGCGGAAGCCCATGATCAAGCGTTGAATCGAACGAACATATTCCGTGGATTGCCTAAACCATTGGCAATCATCTCAGCTTGCTTTTCACGAGCCACATCAGCCTTCAACTTACCTTCAAGCTGCAACAGCTCAGCCAGGTCATATCGTTTGATGCTGCGATTACCAATCCGGTACTCCTTGGTGCTACCACCAGCAAGCAGCGTCCTGATCGCACTCTGTACGGCCTCTAGATCCTTCTCAGCCTGGCTGCGACCGTCATAAGCGGTAGCCGTACCCGTATAAGCAAGGCTTGGCTCCAGTGTCAGTGAGCCGCTTCCCAGCGTTGTTTTGCTGGAGTCGCTGATCTTGGTGGCAACCGCCTGCCAGTAATAGATAGTTGGTGCCGTGACGCTTTCATTCACCACCCAGGTGAATCGCCACTCACTGCCTTGCGCAGTCGCAGTCAGAGTCTCTGCTGCTGCACTCGCATTGGCACGCAGGTAATACACCAGCGTGTGGTTCGTGGCATCAACTGCTTGGCCGAACACATCCACCGTTGGCTCGTCAAGCCAAATCACGGTGTCACCGTTCCGTGCTGATTGCGGAATCTTCATGTCCTGCAGTCTAAACCCGCTTACCACTGACTAACAAAACTCTTCCTGCGTGGTGGTGCCACCTTATTGCGCTTCTCCTCGACGCCCTGCGCAGACTCCAGCTTCCGCTCCATCTGGTCCCATAGCGTTCGCTTGTCATACACCATGTACAGCCGATGCAGCGCTGCATAGCCATACACCAACTCGTCCACCGCTTCATTGGCTGCATTAGGGCGCTTCACCCAATGGCGTTCAGGGAAGCCATTCTTGAATCGCATCACCTGCTTCTCAGCAGTCAGCTCCTCGAAGTAATCGCCTGGCGTCGTCGGAAAGAAATGCAGATACCCAGCGCCGGGATCGTTATGTCGCAACCTTGCGAACAACAGTGACTTCACCGTGTCACCACCAACAGGAAAGACCTGCGCTCCTTTTTTGATGGTCTTACCCTGGCTGTTCACATCAACCTTGGTCGCCTTGCCAATTGGCGGTTTGCCTTTCTGCGACATACCCTTCACCGCAATTACCCCAAGCTGTTGCCGCTCTTTGGCGTACTGATACACCACATGAGCGTTGAAGCCTGAGTCAATCGCGCAACACAGCACACGCCGCTCTGAGCAATCTTCTGCCTTGTACGGCGTCTGGAGCACTTGATCCAACTGGTTCCACACCTCAGGCCGTGTTGGGTCGCCATACAACTTGATCCGGTCCACCAGCCATCCTTCTTCCTCCCTGCCCCATCCCCACACACTCAAGCTCAACCTGTCGTGCTGCACGTCGCAGCCAATCGTCAATGCCAACACCTCAGCAGGTGCCACACCTTGTTTGTAGGTCTCCTTGCCTGCACGCTCTGCCAATGCATCAGCACCGATCTTGCTTGCGTACTCGTCTTCCCACGTCTCACCCAACACCGTGTTTACAAAAGTTTTTAATTGCTCTGCATCATTCTTCGCCTCTAGGAACTCCTCCACCAAATTCGGCCACATCGCATTTGGGCTGTAGCTATAAGCCGCCCAAATGTGAAATGACAGATGCTTGCCATTGCCCGGCGCTGTAGGCCGCCATTCGCCGCGTTCCACCATCCACCGCTTCTTCGTATGCGGAATCCATACCCCACACTTCTCGCAGCAGTAGCTCGCCGTATCAGGGTCGCCATCACGCCACTTGATATTTGCCCATTGCAAATACTGCATGTGTTCGCAGTCGGGGCATGGCACGAAATACCTGCGCTGGTCGCCCTGCTGAAACATCCGCTCCACACGGCTGAAGTCTTTGATTGTCGGCGTTGAGCCGGCCACGATCTTGCGGTTCCAGTAATACTCCGTTCGCCTGATGCCCAGCTTGATCTGGTCACCCTCGGTGCCAGCTGAAGGCGGGTAACCATCCACCTCGTCAAATAACACCACCCGCCTGCTCACACGTCTGAAGCCACGCGGGCTGTTGGCACCCACCAAACTCAGCGAACCCCCAGGAAACTGCTTCTGCAAGATCGTGTTTGCTCCATCCTTTGCCTTTGCCTCGGTCACCAAACCAGCCAGACACGGCGTATCACGCAGCATTGGCGCGATCTCTTCCTTGGAGTAACCCTGCGCATCCTCAATGGTCGGTTGGACAATCATCAAGGGACATGGATCCTGATGAATGTGATAGGCGGCAACGTGATTCAGGATCTTGCTGTAACCCACGCGGGCGGATTTCATCACCGTGATCTGCTCTACCCTTGGATCAGTTATTGCATCCATAATCCCTTTTTGATACGGCAAAGTGTGCCATCTTCCGCCTTCTGCGCTGCTTTCTGCACTTAAATACGCATAATTGTCAGCCCATTCACTCAAACTCAACCGTTTTGGCGGTTTAAATGCCAGCAACGTTGCTTTTTCAACCCTTGTGATGTTACTCATCGTCCTCCGGTGCTTGCTCGGCCAGTTCTTCCAGCGTTTCACGCACAATCGCATCCAGCACCCCAATGGCATCCACGTCCAAATCAGGGATGCGCTGCTTTGCTTTTGTCGGGATGCCCAAAATCTTTGTCCTGGCCATCACCACAATCTCGACCCACTTCGCTTCGACATCGGCGGCAGGCACCAGCAGCCCCTCCTTCTGCTTGCGCTCCAGCTCCAGCAGCTCTGCCTTGAGGTGCTCAGTCCTCGCCCTGCTCTCGTTGTAGTCGGGGACCGCTTCGCTGGTCTTGGTGATCCGAGGTGACACCCGCTCCTCACGGCTACGCAGTGCTGGCTTGTCCACTGTCTCTCCTGGTGACTTGGGTCCGACTCCAATACGCGACTGGCTGTTGCGCGTCCATTCGTCGTACATGGTCTCACTGTTCACACGGATCTGACCATCGACGCAGTTCTTGGAGGTCAGGCGTCCCTCCGTGACTGCCTTGTAAACGGCTTGCTTACTGACGCCAAGCGCTTTCGCGGCTTCGGCTCTAGTGATCATTGGCATACACAAATACTACATTGAAATTGGATAGCTGTGCTACAGTGTCCCGCTTTTTTGGGGGGGGGGAAGAATTGTTTATATTTAGGCAACCTACTTTTGGGGGCTGTGCCTAGCCTACTGGAGCGACTTGAAAACCC